ATTTTCTTTTAGGAGAGGAAGCTAGTGAATCAGAAATGAAAATAAGGAGAATGAATGATGCTCTAAGAGAAGATATAAAACTAGCTTCTGGTCTAGGAGAAAACACTTCAGATTTGGCTGCTGCAAAAAGAGCACTAGCTAATGATTATGAGTATTTAGCGAGTATGATAGACTTAGAGATGTTAAGTGCAAAAGAGTTATTAGAAGTTCAAGATGCCGTAAACTCTAACCAAGATAATGCTGTCTTAATTGCTTCACAACAAGAAAAGATTTTTCTTATGGAAGAAGACCTTAGATTAAATGAAGAAACGAGGAATAAAAATGCAGACATACTAGCTGATAAAATAAAGAGTTTTGAGTATCAATCAAGTATTGCAAAACTATTAGATATGCAGTCAGAAAAATTTAGTCGTAATTGGGGGGATATGAAGAGGCAGGAAATAGTTGACATGGAAGGGAAAACAGACGCATTGATTGCAGAAAACCAAAAAAGAATAACAGATACGCAGGCTTATACTGACCACGCTATAGGGATTGAAGGTGACTATAGAGATGTACTTGGAGACTTTTATTCTGATGAACTAATAAGATATAGGAAACTAAAAAGAGGTAAGCAGTTAATAATGTTGGAAGAAGCAGAAGATGAATTAGCAAAAGTACAGTTAACCCTTCATTACCAAGATTTACTAAACAATGAAGCTATATCAACAGGGGAAATACAGGAGGTTGCTGCTGCAAAACTGAAGAAATTTGTTACAGACATACCTAAAGATATTAAGCCTTATGTAATGGATGCAACTCATGATTTTAAAGAGTTAGGGGTTCAGGTGACTTTAATGGATAAATATGTATCTAACTTAGGGTACAGTTTAAAGAAAGCAGCAGGACAAATGAGAGAAGGGCCTTTATCTGGAGCACAACTGCATAAAACAAAAGAGCATTATAAAGAGTTAAGAAAATTAATGGGAGCAGTAATTGAAACAGATTTTCAAAGACTTAACAATGCTGCTAAACAAAATTTTGAAATTAACGAGAAGAAGTATGCAGATGAGATAGAGTTAATGCGAACTAATAAAGAAAGACTAGAGGAACTATCCTCTTCATCTGATATAAAATTTCTTTCTGCTTCAATAAAGCAAAATAAAAATAAATACAAGGTTCTACAAAATATAAGTATTGAGCATTTTCAGAGGCTTACCGATAAAACTAAAGGTTCTTTAGAGGAGAGGCAGGCTATGATTGACTTAATGTACAAAGAGGAAGAAAACAAGATGATTACTGCTAAAGCAGTTCTCACTAGTATAGAGGAGAATTTTAATACGCAATTAGTAAAGCTTTCAAATAAAAAGAATCTTGATACAGCACAAGCAGAGTATGATAGTCAGGCAGCTATAATAAATGCTGAAGAGATGGCTGGCATAAATTCTTTTGCAAGATGGAATAGATTAAAGAAGGCTAGGAAAACAATGGAGGAAGCTACCACGACTTTTATTTTGGCTGAAACTTCTAGGAGGCTTTTAAATACAGAGACATTTCATACTAGGGAATTAGATAATATTGAGACTTTAAAACAGAATAGATTTGCTGCGATACAAAAAGCTGTTGATGAAGAGAGAATGACAGAAGCCGAAGCTGTGACTGCAAGGGAAAATGCTGATGCTCAGGCTAAAGCAAAAGCAATTAAAGCAGAAGAAGACCATCAAAAAGCTATAGTTGATATACATAAAGAGGGGGATAAAAAAATTACAGTAGTAAAGACAACCTCTACAAAGGCTGATTTAGCTACAATGAATGAGAAGATAACTGCTGTTGCAGACTTATATAATCAAATGTTTTCCATGGCTTCTTCATTTATAAATAACAGGTTTGAGCTTGAGATGAATAAGATTGCAGAAACCAGGGACTTAAAACACCAAGACCTTGATGATGATATGACTAATGAACTTGAACAAGCAGAAGGGAATGAAGAGCTACAAGAAGGTATTAGGATTAAATATCAGTTAAGAAAAGAAGAGGCTGATGCAAAGGCAGAGATAGAAACAAGGAAAATAAAGAAGAAGCAATTTCAGATGGAAAAAGCTAATAATATAGTGCAAGCTGTTATGAACGCTGCTCTAGCAGCAACAAAAACAGCGTCATCATCTGGATTCCCTGCCCTACTAGCGACAACCCCTGTGGTAATAGGATTGATGGCTGCTCAAATAGCATTAATTGCAGCACAGAAGTTTACAGGAGCACAAGGGGGTATAACTCCAGGAGCAACATCTGAAGGTACTTTAAGGAAAGAGAAGTTTGCAGACGGAGGAATGGTTCATGGGCCTAGTCATAGAAACGGAGGTGTTAAGTTTAGGTCAGGAGGTCGTGTAGTTGAACTTGAAGGTGGTGAGGCTGTGATTAATAAGCGTTCAACGGCTATGTTTGGAAGTCAACTTTCTGCTATGAATGTAGCTGGTGGTGGTCAGAAGTTTGCTGCTGGTGGTGTTACTCCAGGTACATCAAATTCTGTTTCTGGAATAGCTAATACTAGTATGGCTTTATTTATGGATAAATTAGGTGTTGAAATCATCCAAGGTGTTAATAATAAAAAGGTTATTATGACTGAAGCATCCGTAACCGACACACAAAGTATTGTTAGTATAACAGAAGCTAATGCTAATATCTTTTCTGACTAACCCTTTATTTATTGAATAATTTTAATATATTTGCAGAATGAGAACATTAATTTTATTATTCTGGAACTATTTTGCAGGTAAAGGAGTGAAGAAGGCAGACGAAGAATTATTTAATAAACGGATTAATATATGCCGTAGCAATACTTGTGGGGATTATGAAAAACCATTTAAAATCAAAGCATTAGAAAGATGTGGGGATTGTGGTTGTTTTTTAAATGCTAAAGCAAGAATTGACGAATGGTATGTAGAATGTCCTAAACAATTATGGTGATATGATGTTTTACGATAAATTAACCCCAAGGCATATAGAAATGGCACAAGGGTATATTAAAGAGATTGAATCTGAAGGGGCAAACAGAAAAGAAGCTTTAAGAGACCTTAAATCACTTTATTATAAGTATGTTGATAAAGAAGCAAACAAAGGAAAGATAATGGATATGACCTGCAAGGAATGTAGCACAGCTATAGTTGAGCACTGGAAGTGGCAGATTGACAGTAATATGTCTATGTTAAGAATGAAAAAACAAACTAATGCCAAATAAACAAAAGGTGGTCTTTGAATTTGCAGAAATTCTGTATAATCAACTTGAAAAAAGATATGGAGAGACTTTTGGTTTAAAGGACTTAATATATCATCTTTCTGAATTTGGAGTTATACCTCCTAAAGTTTTAAGAAATTACATGATGATTAAAGATTTTGACAAATATATAGTTCAAAATAGAGGTCATGTAGGAAATACATTTATTGATTTATCAATAAAATATGATATATCTGAGAAGCAGGCTAAGAATATAGTTTACAAACAAAGAGATAAATTTAACCCTAACAATAACATTAGGACTCTTAGCAGTCTAATATAGTTATTGAAGGCTCTATTGACCAATATTTTTTAGCATACACAGTATGTATATGACAGTCTTCTTCAAAAATAGCATCCATAAACCCTTTTAGTAAATTATCAACATCAGGTCTCTTTTGATGATACATTCCATTTACCTTATCCTTTCTTTTTTTACTCCAAGATTTAGGCATAGCCACATGGAACTCTATACATATATTGTCTTTAATAACTATATCGTTTTCTTTAAGTAGAATCCTTAGTTGGTCTTTATAAGCCCAATATCTCATTACACATGGTCTTTTTTTCCAAGTGTCAGCCCTTGTCATTCTTGGCTTTGGGACTGGGGAGATTTTTAGTTTTTTCATCTTTTTCTTCTTTTTCTTTAGCCTTCATCATTGTATCAATACCTTGCATTAGCCCACGAGCTATAATATCTTCAGTTACAACTTTCTTACAACCAGGACACTTGTAGTGCTTCTTTGTTTTATACCAAGCCCTATTACAACAACTTGTCTTTTTAAAGTCATCATCTTTTATAAAGTGTTTATCAAACTCCTCTCTACTAAATTTTCCTTTATTAAAATTTTTATCACTACTATCAACCATTCTTAACCTTCTCTAATTCAAATTCTAAATGTGCTATTGCTTTAGTTAAGCAATCTACAGGTGTTTCGTGCTTATGATATGCCCTGATTATATATGTAGTGGCTGTAGCGAGGTGGTAGGGAAGTTCAAAGTTATCACAAACTTTACGAGCTTCATATCCATTTTTACCTTTATAATATTCAGGAACTCTACTATCTTTAAAGTCATCCATAGTTGTTGTTGTTAATTTATACTCATATCCGTTTCTCCCTTTTTCGTAGTAATATTTATTGTGCTCTGCCATTATTTTAAAATTTTATTATCTTCAAGGAGTTTTATTTCCTCTAATGATTTTGTTATAAATTCTATCTTATCTGTTTCATCATAAACAATTCCAACAACCTTTTCAACTCCAGGTAATTCTATTTCTATAATTTTTTTGTGAAATATTTTGTTTTTCATAAATAAACCACCTTTAGCGTTACCAGATGTTTTTAGGTCTATAAAAACCCTCATTTTTTCTTCATTATCTTTTTTTGTCATTTTTTTATTTTTAATTCAATATCTATTTCATCTAATAATTGAGAAGGAGTATATATAGGCAAGGCATCATTATAAGCTAGATATATGCAAGTGAAGTTTTCATTAACACTCTTATCCCAAGTCCAGAATGTATTAGCATTACTTTCTATTTGCCTCCTTAATATCCATTTAATTGATTTATATTTTTTCACGATACAATTATACGGAAAATATTTTATATATGCAACTCATAATCATTTTTTATGTAAGGAGAATTATCTACTGACTCCCCAAGTTCGTTATACCTACCATTTTGCATGTTATACTGAAATACAGCCTCCCCTATCTCTCCAATGTGTCTAAACTTAACTTTCTGCACATATACATGGCTTAATCCTGTCTCAAAATTTCTATAAACAGTTATCCCATTATCTACTTGATTGTAAAAGTTAGCTGAACCTGCAATATCATATAGGGTGGGAACATCATACAATCCATTATCCTTCTTCTGCATTTTACGAGGATGAGCAACCAAGAATATATGAATATCATATTTTTGTTTAAATATAGTTAGTTTAGTTAAAAACTCATTAATATACTGAGTCTCACTTTGAGAGCCAAAAGGAGCACTAATTTTATTGTAAGGGTCAATAATC